TCGGCGTCGTCCAGGTTGAATGCGCCGGGGTCGCCGGGCGAACCTTTGTGCAGCTGCAGGTTCAGCCGGTACACGCCCTCGGACGTTTCGGTCCACGACGCCGAGTCGGGTGTGGGGTCGTCCCAGGCGAGGGGCGTGAAGTTGATGACGGTCTCGATGTCGGGTGTGACACCGTCGTCGCCCTGCACGAGGGCTTGGAATCCGCCGAGGCCGCCGTCGGGGGCGGCGACCGCGAAGAACATGTTGGAGCTGGGGTCCCAGTCGAGCGGGATACGGAACTGCGCCACATCGATGACAAGGAACTCCCTGCCGTTGATGATCGTCGTCGTCCAGTTCGTTAACGGCACGTCCCGGGCCTCTCTTCAGGTGTCCGGAAACCGGACAGTTCATTCTTTATGCCAACCCACCCGATTGCGGGGTGAGTAGTGCAACATTTATGGACTCCAACATGCCGGTCATGAAGCGTTGGTGCTTAGCAAGTGGAGCTTCTTCCGCTTTCCCGTCACCTATCTGCAGAAGGATATCGCGGGTGGAGCGGTCAAGGCGAAAGGTGACACTCTCGATGTAGTCGGTGAAAATCCTGGTGCGCCCCATGTACAGCACCGACACCAGGCCGCCGACGAACACGTCCCGGCCCAGCGTGTACACCTCGCCGTTGCGGAACGAGACGATCGCCGACACCCAGCCCCGCGAATCCCACATCGCGTTGATGAAACCGAACACCGTCTCGATGTTGTACGGCGCCGACGCCGTGGCGTGGAACACCTCGATGCCGGGATGGTAGGGACCCACCTCGTCGCGGCGCTTGTAGTTCTGCACCATCTGGAACGCCAGCAAAGTGTTGTTCAGGAACCCTTCCAGCAGGTTCGATGGGATGCCGGTGAAGCCGACGAGGATCGAGATGGAATCGATCATCCACGAGAAGAAGGCGTTCATCAGGTCATTCAGCCATTTCGGGCTACGGCCGCCGATGATATGGACCCACCCCTTGGGGGTGTGGAAGCTCAACCGGCAGTTGACGACGTTGCCTTTCTCGCCAGTCTCGGGTGCGATCAGCAAAGCCCACGGCTCCACATAGTCGACGCCCAGCTGCTCCGAGATGAACACGCCGTCGCGGCCGGGGATCTCCTGGACCAGCGGCAACAGGTCACCGAAGAACGACCCCGCCACATCGACGATCTGCCGGATCGCCGAATCGATGATCGTCCCGGTCGGGCCCGTGATCTGCGACCGGTCCCGCGCCCGCACCACATACGTCGGCTGGTTCAGCCGCATCGACTCGAAATTCTCAGTCCAGTAGTCGGGCTGAGGATCACCCGGCAACCACAGATCAACCGTGACGTTCACGCCGTACGCGCGCGTCACGTCGGTGATGACCGCGCCGCACGTCTCCATCCGCACCGTGCGCGCGATCAGCGGACTCGTATCCAGCGACGGATTGGTCCGCACCACATAGATCGGCGTCTTCAGCATCTGGAAAATGTTGCCGTTCGACTGCAGCAACGTCCCGATCCAGGCCCGCAAGTCAGGGTTGAGCGACACCGCGTTGTTGATGAACTCCCACATGCCGGTCTGCAGGCGCAGCGAGTTCTCCGCGATCATCGCCTCCACGCACATGCACAGCCCGCCGATGTAGATGGCGTGCGTCAGCACCTGCACCGCCAGCGGCATGAACCACTGCGGCCAGATCACGATGTAGTTCAGGATGTCGTACACCCCGTTGAGCTGCGCGGTCCCCTCCCACGCATCGTTCTCGAACTCGTAGTCGAAGCTGTCCACGTAGAACGCCCACCGGATACCGGCGGTCTCCACGATGACGCCGACCATCGTGTTCTTGCAGCCCATGAAGTGGTCGATGAACTCGCTGTCGCCCTTGATTTTCAGGTTCGCGGTGACCATCTTGTTGCGGCCGTCCTGGCCTTCCAGCGAGATGGTGTCGTCGCCGAGCTCACCAACCTTCCGCCACAGATAGTCGTACACCGACACGGTCCACACCATGTCGGGTGAGTCGGAGTCGGCCAGTATCTCCGCGGCGTCCGCGGCTGTCGCCAAATCCCCGTACATCAACTTCTGTCGGAGAAGTTCCTTCTTCGCGGCGGTAACCGAATCAGGATCATCGCGCTGCAGCGGCCCCTCGTCGATGCGCCGCACCTTGTCGAACGGTGGCATCCCCTCGGGAGGCGGTCCTTCCCCTTCCCCGTAGCCGAACGGGAACGGGAAGGTGTACGGAAATCCACTCACATCGGCCACCGCCGCAATGGGACGGTATGCTTAGCCTCATGGCGAGCAAACCCTGCAAACCCGGCTGCACCTGCGGCCGACACGATCGCAGCAACTTCACGTACGGGCGGAGTAGAGAAAATGCGGAGCACCTTCGACGGCTCGCGGCGACCCAGCGAGGGGCGACCCTGACCGAAGATCATCGCCGGAAGATTTCCGAAGCCCACACCGGAAAGCCCCTGTCGGACGAACGTCGACGCAAAGCGTTGATCACGGCTAACGATCCCGTGTTGAAAGCGCGAAGGCGAGCGACCCGAATCGCGCGGCGCAAGCCTGCCGAAAGTCACCGAGCGGTGCACAAGCGACTGGTCATCGACCGCGGATCGGCGAGGGGATACTCGTGCGTTGACTGCGGAGGCCCCGCCAAGGACTGGTCGCACGACTGCCGAACCTGGGAAAATGTCGCACAGGTAATCGCCGGTAAGCGCCTTGTGTTCAGCACTGACCTGTCCGCCTACCAAGCTCGCTGCCATTCGTGTCATCACCTCCTCGATTCTCGGCCCATGCCCTGGTCAGAGTGGCCATCGCCGTAAGGGCGTTCCTGCGGCCACGATGCGGGTGTCGGCGTCACCACCAGTCACCTCGACGAGCACGTCGTACGCCTGCGCCGGGCCGGCCGCCGGTTTCGGCGGGATCGGCTTCGCGAACCGGCCCTCCAGCAGCGAATACATGTTGCCCTGCGGCGGCATGATCCCGAACTTCGACAGGATTTCCTCCTCCAGCGGGGAAGAGTTGTTGCCCGACGCGAACGTCAGGAAGTCCTTCACCGCCTGCTGCCAGAACGTGAGCTGCTGCGGGCTGGGCGGCACCGACGTCAAATCCACGACGCCCCGCTTGCGGGGATCAGTGCGTATCTGCACCACCTGTCCGCGCTCCAGCGGCCCGAACTTCACCATCTCGGTACTCCCCGGCCCCGACCCGATGTAGAACGTCCCAGGGCCGTGCAGCGTGTACCTGTCCCACATCGGCTGGTCGCCCATGTTGATGCGCCGCAGCATCCCCGACTGGGCTTCCACCACGTTGTCACCGGCGGTGAACTTCCGCAGGTCTGCGGGGGTGATTTCGATGGTGAGGCTGGTGCCCGACTCCAGGCCCCACCCGACGCCGCGGTAGTCCTCACCCATCAGCGATCCGGTGCCGCCCTCCACGACCGTTGCGACTTCGGACAGCCCCTTCTTGCCGCGCAGAATTTTGAACGTCCGGTCGCCGCCCTCAACCCCGGCGATGATGCCCCACTTCTCGCCGGGCTGCGGCGGGACGATCACACCGATGTTGCGGATCGTGGTTTCCACACCGTCGATGAAGTAGGACAGCTCGACGTTGCCGGGCCGGATGCGGCAGCGCACCCCGTTGTCGCCGGGGGTGACGTCGTCGTTGCCCATCCGCACCCAGATGTCGTTGTACGCCTCATCCCAGAACGTCCACGACGAGTGCGAGCCGAGGGTGATGTAGGCGACCTGCCGGTCGGTGCCGGTGGTGAACCCGGTGCGCTGCGCGGTGACAGTGCGGCCCACGTCGGTGCCGCCGATGAACCACTTCGCCTCCCACTCGCCGGGCCCGAAGATCGAGGCGAGCAACCCGGTCCGCTCCGGTGCCGCCTGCACCGTGCCCAGGCCGGAGCCTGAGTAGGCCAGCGTCCAATCGTCCAGGGTTTCGAACTCGTCCTCGACGGAGGCGAAGCTGTACCGGAACTCGGCGAGGTTGTCGTAGGACCGCCAGAACGCGTCATGCGATTTGAACGGCCAGGTGAACTCCTGCCGCGTGAAGTTCCCACCCGTGATTTTGTCGATGGGGTTCTGTGACCACCGGACGGGCGCCCACCAGCGGCCCGCGTGCAGATCGAAGAACGACAACTCGCCGGGCTTCCGCGCATCCCACGCCGCGACCCAGTCGCGGATCACCTCCGCGGTGCGCTGCGGGGTTTTGCCGACCACCTCGACCACCATGTCGGCGTCGATCGGATCGTAGAGCGCGTCGACGAACGTGACACCGTCCTGCGTGGCGCCCTTCTGCTCGATCGGCACCCACGGCGCGATCAGCCCACCCAACGATTTGAGCCGCACCGACTCGGGGTTAATGACATCAGCGATAGCCATGCCGCCCATCAGGTGGAACACCGAGGTGTCGTCGTAGGACCGGTACGTCATGTTCGGCTTGATGCCGTTCAGGAAGTAGTAGGCCCCGTGCGGGGTGATCGCGTTGGTGGGATAACGCTTCACAGGAAATGGCATCAGCGTCCCTGCTGTCCTGGCATGGGGTAGCGGCCCATACTCTGATCCGCTGCCCGGTTGTCGGTGGTGTGGAAGTTCTCGATGTGGACACCAGTGTTGTTGACGGGGCCGGCTGGGGCACCCGCCATCGCGGCGCGCGGGTTCAGCGATCCTGTGGCGATCTGCTCAGGGGTCGCCGGTCCCACGCCGGGGATGTTCGCGCCCTGGCCGAGACCCATCTGCTGCGCGATCATTCCACCGGCCACGTTCGGGATGGCGGGCATGGCACCGGCGAGGCCGCCGACAATGCGGGTCAGCCAGTTCTCCTGCGCCAGCTTCGACCCGCCTGCAGGGAGGACCGTGTCGATGATGCCCTGCGTGCCGATCGCCGCGGCCTGCCCGGCGAACTCGATGGCGCGGTTGATCTCCTGCATGCCAATCTGAATAGCGGCCGACGCCGCCATGCCTGCACCGGGTGCCATCGAATCGAGTGCCATGCCACCGGCGGCGCTGGCCCCACCCGCTGCGGCGCCGAGGATGCCTCCGCTGATCTTCAGACCGCTGCCGTAACCCTCGTACGGTTCGACCTTGGAGCCGACGGTGGTCGACGGAGTGGGAGTGCCCGGCGGTAGCGGCTGACTGCTGGCAGCGGCGGCGAGTGCAGCCAGATTGCCGGGGGCGGCGGGGGCTGCCGCCGGGTCGACAGCGGGGATTCCCATACCGTCCGCTGACGGATTGCTCAGGCCAGGGTTGGCGAGAGCAGGATCATCCAGCGCGACGACCGGGCCGGGCGGCTTCGGCGGCGGCGGCGGCGGGATGACGGGCGGCGGCGGGGCCATCGGCTGGTCACCGATCGCGCCACCGGGCTCGTAGTGCAGCGCGCTGCGGAAGTCGTACACGGCCTGCTGGCCGCCCATCGCGGCGACGTCTTTCGCGTTGAGCATGTGCTCGCCGGAGTGGGCGACGATCGGGATAGCGCCGCCGCTCTCGAAGCCGGGCAGCATGAAGTCGAGCATGCTGAACGGCTTGCTCGTTGCGCCGGGCACTCCACTGAGAGGGGCGCTGGCCGACGGCTGGCTGGTGGGGCCGTACGGCAGGGATCGGTCGCCGGTCCAAGGTGTGCTCGGGGCTGAGCCGCCGCGGCCTGCCATGAAGTCGGTCATCGAGAACGGCAGAGACTGGTCGCCCGTCCAAGGCGTTTCGGTCATGCCGCCTGTGCCGAACATGTGCTTCGACCAGCTGTACGAGGCGCTCGTCGCGGGCGGGACGCCGTTGAGCTTCCCGTTGGGGGTCGCCCCGTAGCCGGGGGCACCGGGCCTGGAAGCGCCGCCGGGGGCACTGGGCCTGTAGCCGCCGCCGCCACCACCGCCGCCTGCACCACCAGC